AAATGGTTTTTACCCCAAGATTTCATGCGGGGAACACTGGGCGAGTTATACGTTGGCTATGAGGCATCAGCTAGGCTTTCAGAATTAGCTAGCCAGTACCCGGAAATGATAGAAAGTCAAAGGGCAGGCAAGTATTTAAAACGTCGCATACGCTACGAAGATATTACTAACTGGTTTGAAACAATACCAACTTCAATGCAAAATATATTTAAACAAAATGGCGTAAGCATAAGCCAACAATCAACACTATTATGAATTGGACAAACTTAAAAAAAGACCAATGCCCAAAGTGCAAACATAAGCTAATGCCTAACGGCGAAGACGAGAACCTTACTATTTGCTCTAACGGTCAGTGCGATTTTAAAATAGCTAATAAAAAGCTAGATGCACTAAAAGCTAAACTAAGATAGCATGCCTAAGCCGGAAAAATGTAAACAGTGTGGTCATCTGCAAAGTAAACACATGCCTTATTATGACGGTAGCGGTTGGGTTTGTACTGTAGATAATTGTTCAAGGTGGGATCTATGCAAACGACCAAAAAATTATAAGAAGTTTTTAAAAAAGTAATTATAAAGAAATGAAAAACAGAACAGTAGCAGTATTGCTTGCATTTTTCTTTGGTGGGCTAGGCTTACACAAAGCCTATTTAAACCAACCGGGAAAAGCAATTTTGTATTTTATATTCTGTTGGACTTTCATACCAGCTTTAGTTGCCCTAATTGACATGGTTATTTTATTAGGCACTAGCCAGGAAAAGTTTGACGAAAAATACAATGCGACCAATACCAAGTGAACTAAGAGAGCAACTGGAAGCAGACCCGTTTATGAAGCGGTGTATTTACACCCTGCCAGGAGCCCCAAATAACGCTTGTCGTGGACGTATAGAGTGGGAGCACGCCTTTGTCTACAAACAACAGATAAACGAAGTGTGGGCTATTGTAGGGTGCTGTACAGCTCACAATAGGGGTAATGCTATGGTTAAAAGTTATAACCGCTACATTGCCCTGGTACGAGCCAAAGAACTAGGCCTGTGGGACGAAGTAAAAACAAAGTACCCTCGGCACGACTGGGATCAAGAGTTTAAATATTTAAGTAGTCTTTATGAAAAAAATAAAATTAGCACAAAATAAATATGCTATTGTAGATGATGAAGATTATCCCGTTTTGTCAAGGTTAAGTTGGCACTCTGACCCAAAGTCAAAAAATATATATCATTGCTACCAAGGAAAAGAAGATAAAATATCGAGAAGCATGGGTATGGAATATTTATTATTACCAAAACTTAAATCAAAAGATTTTAGATTAGTACACCTAAATGGAAATAACCTTGATTATAGAAAATCTAATTTAGAGTATTGGCGAGTTGGCGATAAAGCACATAATAATAAAAAATCAGACAATAAGACTTCTATATATAAAGGTGTTTATTGTGATTATAAATTTAACCGATGGAGAGCATACATTACATATCGTTATAAGAGGATATGGTTGGGTAGTTTTAGATCAGAAAAAGAAGCAGCAATGGTCTATAATAAAAAAGCAAAAGAGTTTTACGGCGAATTAGCTTATCAAAATAAAATAAATTAAAATGTCTTTCAATAAATCAAAACAGCTTTTAAAAGACGAAGCCTATAAACGCCGACAAAAAGCTAAACGCAAAAGGTACGAGGCTGACCAGCTAGACAAGGAAGCTGACGGCTTTGATGCCCAGGCAGAAAAATTAAATTAAAACAAAAATGAAAAAAAGTACAAACATAGTTTTATGGCTGGCAGCGATATTTGTTATATTATTGCTGGGCTTACTTCTACGCCTGGAAACTTACGCTAGTGGCTGGGTAAAAACTGAGAACAAACAGCTACGTACAGACTTAGAAGCTGCCGGCTTCAATGAAATTTATTTGACCAATGAAGCTAACCACCTGGCACAATTTCATACTTTCCGCAACGCTTTAAAAGATATTGATATTATAGACTATAACCGGGAAACAAATAATTGCTATGACCAAAGCCAGGCCCTACAAGCCAAGCTACGGGAAATGGGAATAGAAAGTACCATAGCCGTTGTAGAGGGTAGGGAGCATGCTTTCCTTATGCCCTGGGTGGAAGCTACCACCGGGGATTTTATATCGCCGGAAATAGGCTATAAGCTAATAGAGTTTAGATCAGAAAAGCACAATGTAATTTGTAATAACGAGTAATATGGCAGAAGATAAAACAATAAAAAAAGGCAAAGTCTATCATGCCACCTGGCATACGGTAAGCGACCCATTGCACTATGTAGAGTGTCCACACTGTAAGGCTACTATTTTTATGAGTACGCCCAAGGTAATAGAAAAATTAATAAGCTGGGCTAAAAGATTTAAAAAATGACAGTCGCCAAAGCACAGAAAATTTTAGACAAAGACAAGCACTTGAATTGTGATAAGTGCCATGAAGATTATTACTCTGTTTTTGACCGGCTGTTTATTTTTAAGTACGAAGTCTGCCCTGACTGTATTTTAAAAATGTATTGCCAGCGAAGACTAGACAGTATGAGTAGTATTATATTTGATGTAATAAAAAAACTATAAAATAATTATGGCATTAAAAGAACGTAAAATTTGGCCAAAGTGGCACGGCAAAGCTAAAGCAGGCACTCTTGTTTTCAATGACCCCGAAGCAGTACAAAAACATTTATTAGTTATGGACGACAAGGAGTTAGATATAACTATAAAGCCACACACAAAAATGAGGTCTAGGCAAGAAGAAAAGTTTTACCACGCCGTAGTAGTTCGCATGGTGGCAGAAGCTATGGACATACTAGATCAAGAAGCCCACGAATTTTTAAAAAACTCTTTCCTACGCTTAGAAGCAATAACCTCTACCGGTGTACGCTACCATAGAGTTTTAAGCACTACGGAACTTTCCAGTGGTGCTTATAGAGATTATTGGGAAACGTGTATAAAGTGGGCAGCACTGCCTACCTTGCCCCAGGGTCTAAGCATTAATAGTGGCTTAGCTCTTGTAATTCCATACCCTAACGAAGTGGACTATCAAGACTGGTAATGTGTAAAAACTGTGCAGAAAAAGTATTGCTAAATAATTAGAAATGATGTATAATACACCCATGACCAACACAACTATAATGGAATTTTTTAAAAGACCAATAGCCTACCAGCCATTACTCGGCAAGGCGTTTGAGTCAGTCAACCTAGGCATACTTTGGAGCCAGCTATACTACTGGACTGATAAAACAAAAGACGGGTGGATCTATAAAACCCATAAAGATATTTATAAAGAAACTGGTTTGTCCAGGCGTGAACAAGATACTGCCCGGAAGATAGGCAGGAAGCTGGGAGTACTCGAAGAAAAGCTAGCCGGTTGCCCAGCTACATTAAATTTTAAAGTAAACATAGAGCAAGCTATAAAAATTATAGAAATATTTTTAGAAAAACAGAACAGTGGCCAAGCCCCGCTATTCAAAGAACCAAAAAAACACACTGGTTCAATTTCATATCTAAGGGCATTACCAGAAGCAGATATAAAAGAGTTGGCCGAAAAGTTTTTTGTAGATTTTAAGTTCGTAAAGGATAGAGCCGAAGATGTTATTGACTACTGCGAAGCTAAAGGAAAAAGTTATAGCAACTACAAAGCTGCCCTACGGAATTTTATAAAAACACATATTGAAAAAAACCCGCAGTCAGTAATAGCCATGCGGCAGGCACAAAAAAATAAACAGCAAGAGGAACTGCAAGCCATACAAGATAAAAAAGATATTAGAACCCCAGCCGAACAGGCCAGGGTAAATAAACGCTTAGCAGATTTAAAGAAGAATTTAAAAGTTAAACTATCAATGTAATGAGTGGAAAACAAAGCAAAAAAATAAGGCAAATGTTTCGCCGTACTGTTAAAGACCGAGCCGAGGAAATGGGCAAAATGATTGGCAACGCCATGAAGCCTAAGCCTAAATATATACCTTGGCGTATATGGTTATGGTTAGTTAAATTAGTAATAAAAACAAAATGATAAAGCTAGACATGGGTAGTGGCCGCAGACACTTTGAAGATTATTTAACAGTAGACAGTGACCCTAAAGTAGGGGCTGACTTTTGTCTTGACATAGAAAATTTTGACTTTGCACTTTTTAAACATTTTTATAATGTAGAAAAAGATATAGATATAACAGCAAATAGCGTTGACGAAATAAGGGCCTGCCATATTTTAGAACACATACAGCCGGCCAATAAAGTAAAAGTAATGCGGTTTTTCTATGATCTACTAAAGCCAGGTGGATTTATAAAAATAGAGGTGCCATGTTTTCCTTGCCCGGCTAGCGTACAAGACCCAACACATATTAGTTTTTGGAACAAAGAAAGTTTTTATTATTTTATTAAAGGCAATAAGTTTGGTGAGGGCTTCGCTAAAAGACACTCCACCCCGGAAGTACCACTATTTGAATTTGTTGCTAGCAATGGTAAAGAACACCCTGGCAAAGAAATTTTAACAAAATATTACGCTTATAATTTAATCTTAAAAAAACCAAATGGAAAATAAAAAAACACCTTTAATTTCAGTAGTAGCAGTTAACTATTACGGCGACGATTTTAAAGAGTTATTACTAAACTCCTTAGAAGCAAACACTAACGATTTTGAAAGTATAGAAATTCTTATACACGACAATAGCAGCCCAGCTAACATAGGCCACGCTGGTGGTTTAGATAAGTTAGTAGCTGATGCCCAGGGTAAATATATTATGGCCCTAGATATTGATAGCCATATTTTATTGAAAGACTGGGACTTAAAAATAGTTAAATACTATGAAAAGTCCGGTGTAAAATTATTAGCCGGTGAGGGTGGCCAACTAAAACCAATAAGGCCATGCGTTGCTTTTTTTGAAAAAGATTATTTCTTAAAAAACAAAATGAGTTTTGCCCCAAAGAATGTGGACGGTGCCAAGTTCGACGTAGGCATACTTTTCTTTTTCCAGGTACTTAGTGCCGGTGGCAAAGTAGAATATCTAAAATATCAAAAGTCAATCTACACTGATGTTATAGGAAATAATTATAAACTAGGCGACGAAACTTTAGCCTTTCATCACTGGTATGGTACACGTTGGTATAACGTACATGGCAAACGTGTGCATGAAAAAATTGACAGGGTAGAGTGGCCAAAGTTCGAGCAATCTAAGAAAAACTTATTAAAACAATATGGAATTATCAAAACAACAGCAAAAAACTAAAGCCTTTGACAACCTCTTAAAATTGAAAGAGGTATTAGACTTTTTTAAAATTGACTTCATGTTGGACGGTGGCACGCTACTGGGTGCTTATCGGGACGGCGACTTTTGCGACGATGATCATGACGACATAGACCTAACCACTATTGACCCAGTGAATGACTACATGGTTTTAAATATTATAGAAGCCATGGGAAAGCACGGCCTAGCACTTTATCACTATTGGAAAAAAGGCGACCAAGGAACAGCCCAAATTTCTTTAGTCGATGAACATAATTTAAAGCTAGACCTAATGTTCAAAGAAGTTAGGGAAGATAATGGTTGGTGGACTATACGCCAGGGCAAAAAATTAGTTTATAAAAAAGTACCAGCTAAATTTTACAAAGAACAAAAGCGATTTGAGTTTAAAGGTTTTGAATTTTTAATACCATACGAAGTTGAGGATTATCTAACCTACCGCTATGGCGACTGGAAAACTCCAGTACACCGCAAGGACTTTTCCTGTTATACAAGCGACAAGGCTATATTAGGCATGAATAAATTTAAAGAAATTAAAAATGACTAACCAAAACACTAGGCCTATAATTGGTTTAACCTTTGGGGCTTTCGAGATATTCCACCAAGGCCACTACAATTTACTTAAAAATGCTAAAGCTAAATGCAACCACCTTATTGTTTGCGTTTCTAGTGATAAGTATATTGAAAAAAACAAAGGGCATAGACCAGCTATAAATACAAAGCTACGCCAGCAAATAGTTAAGTCAATGAAATTTGTTGATGAGGTAGATATCCAGGCAATATTTTTTACAAAAAAACAAGCAGTAGAAAAGTTTAAACCTGACTTTATTTTTGTAGGCGACGACTGGACACCCAAGACTTTTGGTGGCGAGGGCCTAGGCGTACCAGTAGTTTACCTACCAAGAACTAAGGACATATCTTCAACAAAATTAAGAACAGATAAATGAAAAATCTAACCGCAGTATTAATTAGTTTCTTACGCCCCGAGTACACATTCGAGTGCATAAGAACATTACATAAAGAATACAAAGACATAAAAATATTAGTAGCAGAAAACGGCCAGTACAATAAAGAGCTACACGAATATATACATGCTAGAGGTGGTCGTTATTTTTTAATGCCGTTTGATAGCGGCGTTTGCTATGCACGAAATAGATTAGTAGAGTTAGCTGACACTGAGTATATCTTAGTTGGCGACGACGACTTCTACTACAATAAAGAAGCTAAGGTTAGAGAAATGTTAAAGTTTCTACGAGGAAACAAAGACTTTGATTTAATTGGTGGGCGTATCCGTGAACGTGGCAAGATTTTAGACTACCAGGGTTTTATAAATATATACCCCGATCACTTTGAATATAAGAAAATGAACCCCGAGCATAATTTATACGACATACCTAGCAGGCTTGTTTACCAAAAATGCGATATTACCTTTAATTTTTTTGTAGCTAGGCGTGAAAGTATTATAGGTATTCCATGGGACGAAAAAATCAAGGTAGCCTATGAACACTCCGATTGGTTTATTAGCATGATGAAAGCCAAACGAAGCGTGGCCTATACACCTGATGCAATAGTAATTCATAAGCCTGACCATATAGTAATTAAAAATGAAAATGATTATAAATACTACCGCCACCGGAAGACTGACCAAGCCCGCTTTTTTGATAAACACAAAGTAGATTACTCAATAGGCTTTAGGGGTGTGAAGTCAAATTTTAGGAAAGAGGTAAAACTGGCTAAGCATAAATATTATACAAAAAGGACAATGTGTTATGACGGTCGAAGCTATAACGCCGGCGATATTATAACTACAAAGAGGCCTACCGACGACATGGTGCCATTGATGTAGACCTTTATTTTATGGGCAAAAAATGATATAATAAGACTATGGGAAAGTTTATTTGGACAAATGAAAAACGCCCCGTCAAAGATTTATTGCCAGCCGATTATAACCCTAGGAAGCTGACAGTGAACCAACGGGCTAATTTAATCAAAAGCATTGAGAAATTTGATGCTGTTGAGCCTGTTGTTATAAATACCGGTACAAGGGCCAACGTGCTGATAGGTGGCCACCAAAGGGTCAAGGTGTACGCTGACCTAGGCTTCACAGAAATTGACGTTAGAGTGCCAAATAAAGAGCTTACACTCGCAGAGGAAAAGGAACTAAACATAAGATTAAATAAAAACGTAGGGGGTTGGGATAATGAAAAGCTGCTAAGTTTTGACGAAGACTTTTTAAAAGACGTTGGCTTTGAAGATGATGACCTGCTTTTCTACCATGCCCAGGACGAACAGACCTTTAATTTACCAACTGCCGAAAAAGGCAAGTTCCAACAGATTACCTTTATTTTGTCAAATGAACAGGCCATTGCAATACAGGCAGCCATGGCCAAGGTTGATAACAAAGAAGCTGAAATATTAGGAAACAAAAACAAAAACGGCAATGCAATTTATACAATAGTAGACCAATGGGAAAAGCAAAGAAAATCAGAGTAGCCGTAATTCCTGCCAAAGTGGCCAATGAATTTATTAAACGGGTTCATTATAGCGGCAAAGTAGTACCTAATAGCCAGGTACATTTTGGTGCTTTCCTAGAGGGGGATCTACACGGGGTTATGAGTTTTGGCCCCAGCACTGACAAAAGCAAACTTATTGGCTTAGTAGAGGGTACCCAATGGAATGAATTTATAGAATTAAACCGCCTAGCCTTTGACGACTACCTACCCAGGAACTCCGAAAGCCGTGCCATAGCCATAGCTATAAAGCTATTCAGAAAAAACGCCCCACAGGTTAAGTGGATTATTTCTTATGCTGACGGGACACAATGCGGCGACGGAACTATTTATAGGGCTAGTGGTTTTATACTTACTGCCATAAAAAAGAACAATGGTCTACGCCAGGACGAGCAGGGGAATGTGTATAATCAGATTACCTTTTCAGCCCACCGCCCAAATGAAATGCACTTGTTTAGAAAAATGAAAAAACTGCCAGGCTTCCAGCTTCGCTATATATATTTTATTGATCAAGACAGTAGGGGAAAGCTAACAGTACAGGAAATACCGTTTAGCAAAATAGCTGAATTAGGAGCAGGAATGTACAAAGGCAAGAAAACAAACCATGCCTCGGTAGCTTAATTAGCAAAGCGACTGGCAATCCAGCCAGCAGACGGCAGTGCGAAACTGACCCCGAGGCTCCAAAATTTTTGAGAAATTAGCGACGAAAAATCAAAATGAATTAAAGCCCTATGTCTTGCGTATTCTCTACCTCTCCCCCCTCGAGAGGGAACCCCAATTTTACTATATGCGATAGGGGAGTGGAGTAGATAGGCTAAGACTAGCCAAAGACTAAAAACCCCACTCGCCCAGGAAAAACATCGACAGGGGGGGACAAAAAGTATATAATTAGAATATGAATAAAGATATTAGTCAAGACCAATGCACAGAAATGCACACATTACTGACTTTGAACGCTGGGTACTGTGTAGTTTCACAGGAACAGGTCAGGACTATAAACAATAAAATAGCTTTCCTTGAATTCTTTGAGAGTAGCATGGGCATTATAACTTCGGCCTGCGAGAACGTTGGTATAGCCAGGCGTACTTATTATTTATGGGTAAAGACAGACCCTAAATTTGCAGTAGAGGTAGAACGCATAGCTAAGCAACGGGACGGCGAAGTAGAAGACAGACTATTTCAAAAAATAAGAACAGGCGACGGTGCCTGTATTCGCTTTTATCTTGAACGGGTGCATAGTAAATATAGACAAAAAATACTTAACGAGGTTGTGTCTGGCGATAGAACCCTAGAAGATTTAATTGATGAAGCCGAAAGGGAAAACGAAAAACTAGACAAAAAAGAAAATGAAAAAGATAGCACTGGACAACAAAAGCCTAATACAGAGCCTATTAAAGATTAGGGATAAGCGGGGCGTAAAGGTACCGTTTAAATTAAACGTTGCCCAGCTATACTATTGGAAACGAAAGACCCGTAGAAACCTAATTGTAAAAGCCAGGCAAAAGGGCCTTAGTAAAGTAATTGATGCTGATCAGCTAATTGACTGTATTAAAAAATCTACAAACGCTGTGGTTATTTCCCATGAACGAGAAAGCACCAAGCGTTTATTTGCTGCTGTAAAATACTACATAGACAATATGGAAGTGAAGCCTGCCCTGTCTATTGATAGTAAACAAGAGATGCGTTTTCCTAAGCGAGATAGTTATTATTTTATTGGTACTGCCGGACAAAAAGCCTTTGGTCGTGGCGATACTGTAGATAGAGCCCACCTTTCAGAAGCGGCGTTTTATGATGACCTAGAGAAAATACTAGCCGGTATTGCCGAAGCTGCCGAATATGGCACTATAGATATTGAAACTACACCTAACGGCCGTGACCAAATATATGATATGTGGCAGAAGATTAAAGCAGGTAAAAGCCCGTACACTGCTATTTTTATACCCTGGTTTATTGACCAGGAATATAGCGTAGATAGTTTAACCACCAAAGAAAAAGAGGGCCTATCCGATGCTGTGCGTAAAATGTTTGCTATACCTGATGACCAGTTCATTGCAGATTTAACCGCAGAGGAAAAGCTGCTAGTCAAAAAGGTAGCAGAACAATGGAAGATTATTTTAACTGCCGGACAGATGAAGTGGCGACGTTATAAGATATGGGATAAGGGCGGTCTATTTTGGCAGGAATATCCGGAAGATGAAGTTAGCTGTTTCCTACAAAGTGGCCGTAGCGTATTTAGCCAAATTACTACCGACCCTAGCAAACGTATTGACATGGAAAACTTTGATACACTACCCGAGGAGTTCCGTTTAGAAATGTCAGAACGCCAACTATATGCCGGCGTTGATTGTGCAGAGGGTACGCTAACCGGCGACAGGCACGTGTTCTCAGTCATTGACGTACCAGACCCAGCCAAGGGCGTAGGCTATGTTATTTATGAATATGCTAGCAACGAGCCTATTGATATATTCTGGACTAAGATAGGCAAGCTATTAAGCAACCCTGCCTTACAATTTGTTTTAGGTATTGAGAAAAATGGTGTAGGTGTGGCCCATGTAAATAAAGCTATGACTATGGGCTTATCTTTTAACGAATGGACTACCACTGCCGCTAACCGTTCTTTGATGATCACTGACCTAGAGGAAGCCTATCGAAAGGGCGACCTGGTAGAAAGCTATCCAGAAGCAGAAAACGAAGCCAGGGATATGTTCTATAATAAATCTAACCGGGCAGAGCATAGGTCTAACAAACATGACGATAGGGTATTTTCTAGGGCTATTGCATGGCAACAAGCTAACGCCCCCGTACCTCGTATATCAAGACTTTAAAAAATGTGATATAATAAATCTATGAAATGGAATAAAATCTTTAGCATGTTTAAGAAAAAGACAGCCGGCACCGAACTAGGCGGCTTTGAACTGCTAGCCAGGTTAACGTCAAAGAATTGGAGTAAAAAGAAAATGCTGCAACAGTACGAAAAATCTTTGTACGTATTTGCCTGCGTAAATAAAATAGCTGAAAAGTGTAGTAGCATTGATCTAGAGCTATATCAAATACTTAATTCTAGCGGCGACAATAAAGAAATTATAAGCCACGAAGCCCTAGACCTACTTTATAAAGTTAACCCGTTTCAAACAAAAACGGAGTTTATGAAGATTACAGTCATCAACCTGCGACTTGCCGGTGATGCTTTTTGGGTTAAGATTAGGAACAACGGGGGCAAGGTAGCAGAGCTTTGGAACCTACGCCCTGACCTTATTGAAATAGTGAAAGACCCTAACGAGTATATCAAAGGCTATAAGTTCACTAAGTCTGCCGGGGAAATTGTATTTTTTGCTCCAGATGATATTGTGCATTTCAAAAGCCCTACACCGTTAGACGATTACTACGGCATCAGTCCAGTGAAAAGTGCTAGCATACGAATTGAAACAGAGGCCCACGCTTCTGAATATCAAAGGGACTTTTTCCTAAACAACGCTAGACCAGATGCTATTGTAAAAGCTGCCGGCAACCTAACACCCAGGCAGAAAAAAGAAATGCGAGAGAACTTTGAATTACAACACAAAGGCAAAGGTAAAAATAGTAAGCTGGGTATATTCGAGGGCGGTTTAGACTATCAACAAATTTCTATTTCTCAACGTGAAATGGACTATATTGAAAGTATGAAGTTTACCAGGGACGATATACTGGTTGCTTTCCATACACCAAAACCTATTGTGGCCATTACTGATGACGTTAACTATGCAAACGCTAATACAGCTATGTATATTTTCTTGTCCGAAACTATCAAGCCATTGATGGGCGATATTGTAGAAAAAATAAATGAAGAACTTATTAGCCCTGACTTTGGGGAAAATTTATATTTAGACTTTCCAGACCCTACACCAGAAATGAGAGAACAAACCCTAAAGGACTATGAGAACGGCTCAAAAAATCACTGGTTGCTTATAAATGAAATTAGGCAGAAAGAGGGCCTAGAGCCTATTGACGGTGGCTGGGATTTATACATGCCACTAAACAACGTGGCTTCCGGTGGCCTAAAGCAAACCAAGCGTGCCAAGACAATGGAAGATTGGGCAATGCTTCAAAACAAAAAGACTAGAATTAAAGCTATAAAAACTTTTCGTGGTAAACGTGAATTACGCCAAAGGTTTTTTATTGCAGAACAATTTAAAAAAGAATTGACTAAAACGCTAAAGGCCTACAAGGTAGAAGCTGAGGCAGAAGCTAAAGCAAAAGCTAAGGTAGCCAAAAAACTTAAACCGCTTATTAAAGGCGAAGATCTACGTAATAAATATTTTGCTATGGTAAATAAGTCCATAGACCAAAAGGCAGCCAAGCTAAAAGAAGATGTTATTAAATTAGCTACTGCACAGGAAGCTGAATTTATTGCCAAGCTGGCACAGATAGATGACCTAACCAAGAGCAAAGCCCTGGGCAAAAATGCTAACGCAGAAATTAAAAACTTCTATGCTGGCCAAGAGGCTGTGTGGGCAGAGTTTATTTTCCCGTTCATTGAAGACTATACTAGATCAGCCGGGCTAGATGCTATGCTTATGGTTAACCCGGAAACAAATTTTGAAATGACTGATGCTGTCCGTAAGGTACTAAAGAAACGTGCCGCCGAGTTTGGGCTGGGTGTAAACAAAACAACCAGGGAAAAAATAACCAAAGCTATAAATACTGGATTAGCAGAGGGCGAAAGTATGGCCAAAATATCAAACAGAGTAAACGATAGCTATAAAGAATTTAGCACATATAGAGCAGACCTTATTGCTCGAACAGAAGCCACCGCAGCTAATAATGAGGGCTTCATTGAAGCATATAAACAAAGTGGCGTTGCCACACATAAAGAGTGGATAGCAACCAAGGACGATAGAACCAGGGACGAACACTTAGCAATGAATGGGGAAATAGTTAAGGTCAATAAAAAGTTTTCAAACGGGCTTATGTACCCCAAGGAACCTAATTGCCGTTGTGTAATTGGCCCAGCTCTTGACGACTAATTGCGTCACTCTCAAATAAATGATATAATAAATATATGAAATTCAAGCAAAATGAGATGCTAAAAACAAAGTTATATTTTCATACAAAGGAAATTGACGAAAAGAACTTTACGCTTACTGGTGTTTTGTCTACTGGCGAAACTGATAGACACAATGAAGTGATAGACCAAAATGGCTGGGACACCAAAGAATATATGTTAAACCCAGTAGTTTTATTTGCACATGACCAATATCAACCAGCCGTAGGGCAGATGCTTAAACTTTATAAAAATGCTGACGGTGATTTAGAGGGTGTTATAAAGTTCGCCGCAGAGGAATACGACTTTGCAATGACATTGTTTAAGCTATATGCTGGCCGCTACATGCGTGCCTTTTCTGTCGGGTTCCAAAATAATAAATATGAAGTTGATGAGGAAACTGATATTATTACTTTAAAAGAAAATACACTGTTCGAGCTTAGCTGTGTGAATGTTCCGGCTAACGCTATGGCACTAGCTAAGAGTGCAGGCGTTAACGTTGAACCATTGCAAAAAATAATGAAAAAGATTTTTGAAAGTAAAACCGGAAAAGAATTTGAAAAGTCTGTAAAAACATTAACCAAAACAATAGACAAAGTAAATCATAAACAAAACAAAATCATAACTGCCTTAAAAGGCCAAAGTAAAGATAACGCTAGGACTGATAAAACCAAAGTCGAAACCCCTGCTAGCGAGGGCGATAAAAAAGGGAATTCAGTCAGCCACATAAATAAGCTGATTAGAAACCTACAAAAGCAAAAGAAAAATATTAAAAATAAAACAAAATGAATATAAAAGAATTGATAAAAAAGTTTGTCGACAAAGGCTATGAAGCCTTAGAAGACAGCGAAAAAGAACTACTCCGTGATAACACTAGCCTTATGGAAAAGGAAGTAGCCAGCAAATTTGCTGAGGCTGAAAAAGACCTAGGCGAACTAGGCGACCTTGACGAAGAGGGCTTAAAAACTCTTATTGCTGAGGGCGTTAAAGAAAACTTAGGTGGCGACAACAAAGCTCTAGTTGAGAAGTTATCCGATCAATTAGTTGCCAAGTTTTTATCAGGTGTAAAAACTAACAGAGCTAAAGTCATTGATGCAGGCGAAAATAAAGAAGTTATTACTGATGAAAAGAAAAAAGATAATATTACCCGTGGCTTTTTGAAAGCATTAGTCCATGACGATAAGACTGCATTGAAAACAATGCACGAAAAAGCTACTACCTTTAACCAAGGTGGCGACGATGCAAGAGGTGGTTATCTAGTTCCCGAGGAACTTATGGCAGGAATATTACGTATAGCTCAAACTGGTTATGGTGTAGCCCGTCGTGAATTTAGATATTTACCTTTCAGTGGCCCAGGCAACGAAAGAAAAATACCTACCTTAGCTTCTAGTGTCACCGTTTATTGGGTTGATGAGGCAGCTTCTAAGTCAAGTTCAAACCCTACTTTCGGATTAGTCACACAGACTTTAAAGAAATTAGCTGCTATTATTCCTTTCTCAGAGGAAATTATGGAAGATGCTGCTATTAACATTACCCAACTTATTGCTGAATTGTTTGCAGAAGCCATAACCAAAGAGGAAGATGCACAGTTCCTATATGGTACAGGCTCACCTTGGACTGGTATTTTGAATAACGGTAGTGTAAATTCTGTTGCTTTAGGCACAGGTTTAGGTGTTTCTAGCGTTAGTTTTGAAAAATTAGTTGATATGCAAGATGAAACTCCAGCTGGAGCTTTAGCAGGTGCTAAGTATTACATGCACAGAACTATCGTAAGCTATCTACGTAAACTACGTACTGATGCTGTTAGTGCTTCTGACGGAGCAGGTGCGTTCTTACTACCGCCTACTAAATCTTCTATTGAAGATATACTAGGTTATCCTATTGAATTATCCGAGGCTTTCCCTAGCAAAACTTTAACTGGTGCTTCTAAACCATTTGTAGTTTTTGGTAATTTGAAGTTAGCTTGTATTCTAGGAGATAAACAGCAAATTAGAGCTAAATTGCTTGACCAAGCAACCATTACCGATGGCGATGGTACTACTACTATTAACTTGGCCGAACAAGACATGCTAGCATTACGTTTAGAGGAACGTGTTGGTTATATTCTAGCTATCCCAAGTGCAATCACCGTTCTAACAACAGGTGCCGCTTCTTAATACGCATTAGGTTTTTTATAGGGAGCCTCGGGTGCGGGGCTTCCAAACAGATAACTTAATAAAATTAAAGTCAATTATATGGCAGCAACAGTAGAAATTTGCGAAAGTAATGGAGCAGGCGAAGCCATTACTCACAATATTACAAATTCAAATAAGGGTAGTGTCGACACCCCTAATTTAGTGGCAGCCGATTATCCCGTTGTGCCAGGCGAAAATAGCTTTGAAAAATGGCAGCGTATTCACGTCACGGCTATGGGTGGTTCAAGTAAAATTGATAACCTAAAAATTTGGCGTGTCACAGCCCTTGGTGGATCCGCAGTGCATAAAACTAACGCTAGAGAGAGTGCATACGACGGAGCCCAAACCTACGCCCAGCCCTCTGCTTCTGACCGTAGCGGCACTTATGACTACACAGAAGCTATGCCTACTACTGAACCTAGCGGAGCTAACCTAGGCATTGGTGGTGCTTTAGCAGGCGAGTTAACCGGTGTAGGTTATTCAGACTACTTAGTCCACCAAATACAAACTGACGGTGCCGACGTAGCAGGTGCAACTACCACAATGCACTATCAATATGACGAAACAGCTTAATATAAAAATATATGTCAAAACACATTTGCTCTCCTTGTAATAAGGAATTTGCCACTGAGGCAGAATACTTGGCCCACGTTTGTGTAAAGTCAGGTAAAAAACCAACTGAACAAGATCACTTAAAAAATACTACCACACCACATATAGCCAAAGTGTCTGCTGGTGCTTTAAAACGTGGTGCTGATAAGGTGGCCAAACCCGCTACACCGGCCAAGTAAAATATAAATAAATAGCAGCGTACTCAATACGTAATGCAGGGTGGCTTTCCCCACCTACCGGACTACAATACCCCCTGCTATTTGCTCGGGGTATTTTTGCGAAGCTATACATTTTAATTAGATATATTGGCTAACCTTAGTCAAAGCTAAAAACGAAGTTATACATTTTAAAAATTAAATAACAACACAATGCAAGAACCAAAATTTACTTTCGTCAATATAGTCGACGGAAAAGAAAAGCTAGAGGAAGTGAAGCTAGAAAATTGGATATGGGCCGTCACTTATAAAGACGGCAATGAACTACACCAATTTGACAATCAACGTACCTTTCATCGGTTGGCCGAAATAGACCAAAGCAAGGTCGCTGTGTGGACACTATACCAGCCAAAAGGCAAAGGCGATGGCCATATTACTTTTGTTCTACCGCTAGACAAAGAAGTAGCCCTAATTCATAAATACCGTAATTACGTTTTTAACTCCGGGCAAAAAAATGAAAAGAAAGTCCGCATTTATATTTTTGGTTATAAGGTCAAGGGCCAGGTGCCACACTATAATTTTATAATGCCGGACAATCGTATTGTTCAATCGTTTGGCGACCAGAACCCTAAGCTAAGTAGTGATGCAATAAAATGACAACCAAAGAAGCTACAATAATAAATTACGAGGTTTTTATACCTATACTAAAAAAGCTGCCTTATACTCACAGGTATTGGCTTGAGTTTCGTGATCAGTATTTTCCTGACGAACCGGAAGTAAACGAAAGTGTGGCCACTAATATATTGGCAAAGCTAGACGAAGTTTTAGCCGGTGTTAAACTTATGACCCCCGAGGAATTTGAAGACTGCGAGTGTGAGAAAAAACCTTGCCTTATGTTTCATGACCATACCAAACCAATTATAATGCCGTTTTCTTTGATAGCTGAATACCGGGAGCAAATTACTTTATTGGACGACTCAATACCAACCTTTGATTTAAAAATAGTCCATGAAAATGACTTGACCAACCCGCTTATTATTGAACAGCATTATTTGTATGGTGGCATAAAAAGAGAAACAAGATATACAGACGAAACCAAACAAGAAATTGAAACAATAATCGAGGAAGTATAAACCTATGGCATGCTATTTAAACGGAACATGTTGCGACGGCAATCAAACCGGCAAAGAAGAGCTGACCGGTTTTACCCACAGGGCTGGTGGTCAAAATAACCGCCCCCCGTTCCTTTCAATTTGTACTTTAAAGGTAGGTATAATTCCGCAAATTTACCAGGGTGGGGTATGGATAAACATGTCGCTTGTTTATGCAAATATAGGGACTTCCCCTGCTTCCGCCTCGCCCTATTCAAGCTACCCTTGTTCTAAAAATACTACCTTTACTCTGACACCCAGGGTCGGTAGTGGCGGGGCTACGCTAGCTGTCGTTATAGAGTTTCTGACAAGACCTATGTTTATTATTGCTACTTCACAGTACAGGTAAACTCTACCGGGCCAACCGTAGTAGCTATTTTGAAAGCCCTAGAGTATGCCGTAGTTGCCCCAACTGATATTACCAAGGCGTTGACCTATACCGTGGTCGCACCAAACGAATTAACAAAGCCTTTAGCTTACACAGTAGTTGCCCCGGCGGAAATAACTAAGCCACTCGCTTATAGCATTGTGTCGCCTGTCAGCATAGACAAGGGACTGCAATACACCGTTTCTACCCTTGCAGCTATAACAAAGGGTCTAAACTATGCCATTGTGGCTCCTGTGGCTTCCATAGACAAGGTTTTAGCCTACGAGGTACGTATTTACCCCTACTGCCCGCAAACAAGTCCTTACGTGCCAAAAAATAAAAGAATATGCAATTAAAATAAAATGTCAATTTTAAACGATAACAACAAAATAACAGGCTACGAAACAGGCGACAATACTTTTTTAAAAGAAAAGATTGCTGACGTAGCCCGTAAAGCAGAAATTGAAATAGGCGATAAAAAACAGCCCGACTTATTTTACCCACAGTTTAAAACTAAGCACTGGGATAACGAGTGTAATTTATCTTTGCGTTTGGTAGATAGTGATTACCAAGGTGGCATTTTAAAAACTGATCAGGAAAAAATAGAGTGGGAACGTGCTGGCCGTAAAATTATATTTTATGAAAAAGATATTGCCGAAGCTGAGGACGGCGGCTTTGAAATAGAAGTAGAGCTAGCAGGAAAACCAGCCAGCAATGTGTTGGAATTTTCTATACAAACAAAAGGCTTAAATTTTCTTTATCAGGACGAGCTTACGCAAGAGGAAAAAGACAGGGGACTAACCAGGGCTGACAATATTATTGGGTCTTACGCCGTTTATCATAGTACCAAAAAAAATAATACAGTTGGCGGAAAACATTATAGAAGCGGTAAAGCATTTCATATTTATAGACCCTATGTCGAAGATGCAAACGGAAATAAAATTTGGTGCAATCTCAACATAGACACTGAACTTGAAATACTAACAATAACTGTACCGCAGGAATTTTTAAACACGGCTGTTTACCCGGTTATTATTGACCCTACTTTTGGCTATACTAGCATTGGCTCTACAGCCGGTTATTTGCAAAGTACATATATTGTTGGAACAGCAGGTACTTTGAGTGCTGCCGGAATAATAAGTAAAATGACAGCTTATTTAAAAACCGGTTGGCAATCTGGTCAAGATATTCAATTAGCTATTTATAATGACGACGGCACCTACACCGGCAATAGTACAGAGGAAAAAGACGACGGAACAGAGAACGCCTGGATAGACTGGGATTTTGGCAGTCCTGTAAACCTTGCTGCCGATGATTATTTGTTAGTGGCCTGGACAAACGGGTTTAATATACAATGTGCTGCTGACAGTGGGTCTTCTGGTCAAGTATGGGACATTACCCCCGGAGCTAGTTATAATGCTTGGCCAACAATAGACGGTTTATCAGGAACTTATATTTATTCTATTTATGCCACCTATACCCTAGCACCAACAGAGGAAGACATAACTAAGAGCCTGGGGTATGCAGTGATCACTACGCCAAGCGAAAAAACAAAGGGTCTAGTTTATACAGTAGAAGCCCCTGCCGACATAACAAAAACTTTAGGCTACGGCATATTGCTTGATTTTGATATTACTAAAACGTTGGCATACGAGGTCACATTTCAGCAACTACTAAACAAGGGATTAGTTTATACAGTAAAGGCTCCTGTCGACGTACAAAAAAGTTTGGGCTACACCGTTATTACTCAAACCGACGTACAAAGGCTACTTACTTATCATGTTATAAATTTCTCTGACATTACCAAAGGCCTGACCTATGCCATGAAACCTAGTATTGATATTACAAAAGGTTTAGCCTATACAGTTCAAACCGCAGACGAAATAACAAAAAATCTGACCTACGAAATAATAACAAGCACCGATATTACTAAGGGGCTTGATTATGGAATTTCAGAATTAGAAGTAATTGACAGCTACTCCGAAACAGACCAAGACTTAGAAATAGGCATGTATGCAGGGGGCCTAGTTGGAGTTGCCCAGTCTTTTGAAGCAACTGACATGTACGAGCTCGATAGTTCTAAAATGTACCTAAGAAAATTAGGCTCACCTACCGGCACTGTTTACGTTCATATTTATGAACACTCAGGTGTGTTTGGAACAAGCAGCGTACCTACCGGCTCACCGTTGGCCACCGCTAGCATTGCTGCCAGTATTTTAAATCCCGATAGTTTATATTTAATGAAGTTCCTTTTTACAGGGGCTAATAAAATAAAATTAGACCCTGGCTACTATGTTATAGCAGTAGAATATAACGGCGTTGATGTTAACAATAATGTAGTAGTCGGCATTGATAATAGTACGCCCACACACGGCGGAAACGCAGCACTTACAACAGGGGCATGGTTCCCAATAGCTGGCCTTGATACGGTTTTCTTTGCCTACGGTTTGCCAATAGCTCAAACAGATGTAAATAAAAGTTTAGGCTACGCTATAAAAACAGAAACCAGCCTAGACATAGATTTGACCTACGCCGTTCTTACTGACACAGCAATAAATAAACCACTAGGCTATGCTGTTATTACTGACTTTGATATTGATAAAACATTGACCTATGCCGTATTAACTGACCAGGTATTAAACAAAGGATTGCAATATACTTTAGCCACTTTTTCTGATATAAACAAAACCCTGGAATATACTATTTTAACTGACACCGGAATTGATAAGGGTCTAGAATATATTATTATACAACAGCTATCTATAACAAAAGCCCTAGCCTACACTATAAAATTTGAAGAGGATATTACCAAGGTTCTAAGCTATCAAATATTTTTACAAACAGAACTAACAAAACAATTAGAGTATGCCGTAGCCTGGCAATATGATATTACCAAGGTGCTGGCTTATAGCGTTATTACTGACACTGGCATTGCTAAAAATTTGGTGTACGCCATTGTGTCTGAGTTGGACATAACTAAGCCCTTGGTTTATGTGGTAGCTTATGAAGTTGAAATTACGCTAGCCCTGGCCTACGAGGTACGTATTTACCCCTACTGCCCTAAAGATAGCCCCTACTCACCGGCAGATAGCCCGTTCAGCCCTAAAGACGACATATACACTGGCAAGGCAAGTCTATATACCGACTTCCCTAAGAATTGCTAATATGATATAATAAATTTATATAAAACAAATATGAAAGGCTATACAAACGAACAAAACATTGAAAATTATCTACTGCAAGATATAGACAGTAGTTTTAGCACGCAACTAAATACATGGATTACGGCCATGGAAAAATACATTGACAATTTAACGGGCCGTAATTTTGTTGCTGATGCAGAGGGTAGCGAAACCACCAAAGTTTACGACGGCAATAACAGTGCCAAAATGAACATTGACGATTTCTTAACTATTACTGTACTTACTATCGACGAGGCCGCAGTCACGGTTGACGACTGGTACTTATACCCAAACAATGAAACTGCTAAATATCAAATAATTTTAAAGTCTAATTACTTTACTGCCGGACTTCAAAACATTTCTATAACTGGTCGCTTCGGCTATTCCGTAGCCGTGCCGGAAGACGTGCAATTTGCTTGCACAGTTTTAGTTGCCGGCATTTTAAATTATTCCAATAACAGCAAGGGAAAAGTACGTAGCGAAACCATAGGCAGTTATTCAGTTAGCTACGCCACAGAGAAAGACTGGCAAGACTTTAAACGTGCCGAGGGAATACTAGCCGCTTATAAAAAATTTAGCTTTTAATATGATTAGTGATCACTACGCAGAAACAGTAGAGGTTCAAAGACTGACAACCGTTAGTGGCCATAAAAAGGACTACACCACTCACATAGCCAGCGTGGCTTGCCACGTTCAGCCCTTTGACCCCGAAATAACCCAGGACATAGACATAGGCTTCGGCAAAGACTATCTGATGTTTTGTGCTGTACTAGATATTCAAGAGGGCGACCATGTTATTTGGGACAGCAACGAATACCGAATTGTAGGTATAAAAAACTTTTTTCAATTTAACCAGGAAGCTAAACACATGGAAATTAGAATTAGAGTATTTCAATCATGAGTGTAGCTATAAAAATAAAAATAAAAAACCTTGACCAAATCCAAAGCCTTTTTAAAAAGGCACCTGCTAAAATGGGCAAAGAATTAAACACAGCCGTTAGCAGGGTAATTACCAAACTAGAAAGCACTGCGAAAAAAGAAGCCCCGGTAAGTAAACAATCCGGTGGCGGAAACCTACGCCAAAGTATTTTATCTGCAATGACTGGCCAGGCCAGGGGCGTAGTTCGAGTAGGGGCTAGCTATGGTATATTCGTACACGAGGGAACTAGACCACACTTAATAACAGTTGTCAGAAAAAAATCTTTAGCAAATAGGCGTACCGGACAATTTTTTGGCAAACGAGTTAGACACCCAGGCACAAAAGCAAACCCATTTTTGACCAGGGCAGTTGATAAAGAACAGGGCTTTATAGACAAAGAGTTTAGCCTAGCCGTAGCAAGAGTATTAAAATAAAAACATGGCAACAGATTTTAAAACAATTAGGGCTGCTATAAAAGCAGTGATAGATGCAAAGATAGCTGACAGTAGTAAAATACAGGCTGTTTATGCTTATGCCAGGTCAACCTTTGGCGACGGGTTCCCGGTGGTCACAATCACGCCTAGCAGCAATGAGGCTGACTATGGTTCTACTTCAAACGACAGGGTACAATTCGCTTTTAACCTACGTATTTATTACCCTATTCAAAAAGAAGCTGAACATGCTGATGCAGAGATAGCCTTAGAGGAAGTAGTAGACGAGCTATTAACATTGTTTAGACCCCGTAATGTTCTAGGTGCTACCTGCGATTGGGTGGCCCCAACGCCTAGTATTTGGGAGTATGAAGTCCGGGGCGAGGCCGTATTCAGAGTGGCCGAAGTAAACCTATCTTGCATTAAATATGTCGCAGAATAAAAAAATGTGATATAATATAATTAACTAAATAATAAACCAAAAATATGGCACTAATAAGAGGAGAAGACCTAAACGTTGGTGTGGGCGTAGAAAACCCGTCAACAAGAGGCATAAACGTTGTTGCACAAAAGTGGGTACCAGGTAGAGCCCCTGCCGGCGTGAATGTAGAGGTCGTAAAAACTTTAATCAAAGAAACCAAAGCATCAGGAATAATGAGCCAAGGTTCAGAGGTCGTTCAGCGTAAAGCTATTGGCGGTCTTGAATTTAATGTAAAGAGTGAAAGTATAGGCTACTTTCTAAAATCATTATTGGGCAAATGTACTACTAGCGTTGTTGCTGGTTCAGTAAACAGCCACCTATTCGAGATACTACTTAACAGTCCACAATTTCCTACACTGACAATGTTGCTTTCTCAGCCTGACCACCAAGACTATGAATACCCAGGGGCCTTAATAAAATCTTTAGAAATTAGGACACCGGTTGACGACTTGGCTAATGGCACACTTGAAATGGTCGCATGGGACGAGGAAGAAAGCGGCGAAACTCAAACACCTACCTTTGCTAGTACAGACTACATATTCAGAAATTATGATGTGGAAATTAAAATTGCTGCTAACCTAGCTGGCTTAGCTGCTGCCGAGGCACTGGCCACTAAAGAGTTTAGTTTAAACATTGCCAATAACGGAAAAGAAAATCAGCCAATAGGTTCTATAACTCCAACTGATACTTTAGCAGGCTTGTTAGAAATTGGCGGTAATATTGTTTTAGACTATGAAGACGATACCTACCACGACCTTTATATGGCAGGTACTTATAGAGCAATGCAAATTACATTAACCCGTTCTGATATTGATATAGGCGGCGGTAGTAATCCAACAATTACTATTCAGCTTGCTAGAGTAAGTTTTGAAACTTCTAACCCGGACAGGCCTATTGACGATATTGTAAAAGACGGTTTTACTATATTAGCCCACTATTCAGATACAGATAGCGAAGCTATAAATATTACCGTAGTTAACACTGTTGAAGATTACGACTACGACGTACAATCATAATAAATTTAATAAAAAAAAATGAAAGCTCCAACAAAAAAAATCACAACCCCGGCTGCCAAGGCAGTAGTGGAAATTAAAGACTGGATCACTGGCGAAGATGCCGAATACATTGACGATGCACTTATGAGTGCAGTTGACGTAAAACCTGACCAACGAGGCAGTGCAAACTTTGGCAAAATGAATGTAGCAAGTGCTATAACAGAGCAGGCCCACAGAGAAATAGAAAAGTTTATTGTTTCTATGAATGAAAAAACTGATAATGTATTAAAAGATATTTTAGGCTTGCCTGAGGAAGACTATCAATTTATACAAGACGAAATTAAAAAACTTCGTAAAAAAAAAGTTCTAGGTGCCGGGGATACTCCGGTCAAACCGTAGTCTTAGTTTGCATGTCTATGGGCTGGGATTACCACACTTTCATGGCTCAGCCTGAGTGGTTCGTCAAACAAACCGTACAGGTCATTGACGATTTAAGTAAACAAAAAAAATAACATGCCACAGACTACGCACAAATTACAAGTTGTTATAGAAGCGGAAAATAGAGCAAATGCCGCTTTTAATGGTGTTCGACAAAACCTTGACACTATGAAAACCAAGCTGCAAAAAATGCAGCCTGCTTTTCAAAAAATGGCACTATTTGGTGGTGCTGCTTTTGCCGGCATAGCCGTTGGTGTAAAAGGGGCAATAAGCCAGGTAGCTATTGCCGAGGGTGCTTATAACAAATTTAATACTGTATTCGGGGAACACTCTGACGACATGTTAAATTTCGTAAATGATATTAGAAAAGAAATGCCGACTGCCACTTCTGAAATTGTACGCATGGCTGCCGACCTACAAGACTTAATGGTACCGCTTGGCTTATCACGTGAACTGGCCGCAGATATGTCTAAGGGCTTCCTGGACGTTTCAAACAAAATCGCAGCCTTTAACGACGTTGACCCTACACAGGTGCTAGAAGCTATAAAATCGGGCTTGTCAGGCTCTAGCGAGCCACTACGGCGTTATGGTGTAAATGCACTGGAAACTTCACTAGAAGCCAGGGCATTGAAAGAGGGGCTACTAGAAACTGGCCAGGCCTTTAAAGATTTAGACCCCGAAGTAAAAACGCAAATAAGAGCCCAGGCATTACTAGCACAAATAATTGACAATTCCTCTGATGCAATAGAGGGCTTTGAGGAAAATAACGACTCTTTTATTCGTAGGCAGCAAGAGCTAAACGCTACCATACTGGAAACCAAAGAACGAATAGGTACGTTGTTGCTTCCTATGTTTGACCAGTTGTTAAAAAAATTACTACCAATAATAGAAAAAATAGCAGCTTGGATTGAAAAACACCCCGAGCTTACTAAAAATATAATTCTTGTCGCCGCCGCACTAACCGGACTAATAGCTGGCATAGGTTTATTAGGTATGGTACTTCCGGCGATCATAACAGGCGTGTCTTTATTGGCAGGCCCTTTTGGCATTGTTGCCGCCGCCATAGTCGCCCTGGGCATTATATTAAGTAAGGCACAAATAGACTGGGGCAATTTCATGCAAAGCATCGAGGAAAAAACAGGGCTTATATCTATGCTAACTGAACTGTGGGAAGATTTAAACGACCTATGGGTAAGTCAGGTATTACCAGCCTTAAAAGATTTGTGGGATAGCATGACACCACTATTGCCGGTGCTAGAATTTTTAGCTAAAGCTATTGGTGTTGTTTTGCTGGGGGCTATATATGCAGCTATAACAGCTATAAGAATAATAGCTAGCTTACTTTCACTGGTAATTACTGCCGGTGCTGCCCTTTCCTCTGCCGTCACTGACTTTTGGGTTAGTTCATTTCAAAAGTTTGGCGACATTGTTAACTGGGTAGTTGAAAAAATACAAGCCTTAATTGATGCTATAAAAAGACTAAACGTTGTACAGGGTGCTAGAAACGCTATCAGTAGCGTAGCAGGCACCGTAGGGGGCTGGTTTGGACGTGCTGCCGGTGGTGCAGTCCAGGCAGGCAGAACAATGCTTGTTGGCGAACATGGCCCTGAATTATTTACACCAGCTAGTCATGGTCGAGTAATGGCGGGGCTAGGTGGCGGGGCTAGTTTAAATATTACTATTACCGGTAATAACTTTGTTGGCGAAGAGGGAATAGCTGAACAAATAGGCAACGACATTATGAAAGTAGTAAAATCAAATATAAGATTATGAGTGTAGTTTTAACAATAGGTGGTGCTGATAAAACCAGCATTATAAAAAGCAGAAGCCTTAAAAAAAAGGACGAAGCAAACTACCTCGCAGACGACCTACGGTTCCAGATTATATACCATGCAGGCCAAACATTTAGGCCGGAGTCAAACAGCGAGGTTATTTTAACTATTGACGGAACAAGAGAATTTGGCGGCAAAATTTATTCTGTTAGTAAAGAAGCTACCGGCAATAGTTCGGTTTTATATACAGTGAAGTGTAGGGATTATTCCTATGATCTAAACAGGCAATTAGTCCAGGCACAATACGAAGACATGACTGTTGGGGCAATTATTGCAGATCTACTTACTAATTTTACCGACGGAAGTTTCACAGGCACTAATGTTGTATGTATAATACCGGTTAGCAAAATTGTTTTTAAACGTGTGCCTCTAGTAGAAGCAATACAAAGATTATCTGATTTAACCAATTTTGTTTGGTACGTTGACTATAATAAGGACGTACATTTCTTTGAAAAAAATACAGAATTAGCACCTTTTAATTTAACCGATACTAGCGATAACTTTATTTTCGACACCCTAGAAATTGAAAATGATTTATCACAAATAAGAAACCGGGTTTATATTACCGGTGGCGAAATTGAGGGTGACGACGAAAGGCTAGAGTACCTAGCTGGCGACGGGGAACGTTTGCAATTTCCACTGTCTAATAAATTTGCAAACCTACCGACTGTTATAGTTGATAGCGTAGCCCAAGACGTTGGCGTTGATTTTTTAAGCAAAGAGGAAGACTACGACTGCTTCTGGAATTTTCAAGCACAGTCATTACGTTTTAAAACAACCACCGTACCGTCAGACCAAAGCGGGGCTAATAATATAACCGTAGAAGCAATACCACTTTTTACCCTGGAAGTTAGAATATCTGAGGAAACTTCTATTGCCCAATATGGTTTGTTCGAGTTTGCCAAGATAGACAAAAAGCTAGTTAGCCGTGATCAAGCCATTGATTTTGCCCAGGCCCAATTAGAAGCATACGAGGACGGCGTTATAGAGGGCGAATTTACAACCTACACTCCTGGGCTAAGGTCAGGTCAAATAATCAATATAAATTCTACACTACTTGATGTTAACGAAAATTTTATAATACAGTCAGCTACCTACACAATGGTTAGCCCTACCCGCTATATGTGGAAAGTAAAATTAGCCACCCTGCGGACAATAGGCATTGTTGACTTTTTAATAGCAGCACTGCGAGAGGGCGATAGACTTATACAAGAAGACACCGACACCCAACTGCATCACGTAGTTTACCCTAGGGACAAAGTGAACGTAGGCGATGTAGTAAATATAAACACTGACGATTATTTGCAGGAAGACGAAGTAGAGGTAGGCGATGCATTAACAACTACCTTTCCGTCAGGCGATATTGTTTATGTTTTAGGCCCTAAGATACCTGACGTTGGTGTTGACTTACGTCGTGTTTTCCGTACCGGCAGAGGCAAGCTATCAAACTTTTAAAATAAATGTTATAATAAATATATGGACAAAGACTTATTAGACAAATTAAAGCATCACTGTGCAGTCAATAAAGACAAGGTTGGGGCTTATGGTGTTTGGCGTGCTACGTTGGAAGACGTGAACACCGGAAAAAAAGAGATAAAATATTTCTATAATGTGGTGCCTTTGACTGGCTTAGGCATGGTTTGTAATAACTTTGCTGACCCCACCCCGGACAACGCTATGCTTTTAACTCACTGCTTACTTGGCAGTAATGCTACGGTCGTGACCGAAAACGACACTACGCTAGGCACCGAGGTTTATAGAAATACTATACAATCTAAAACCAGTGCGGCTAATATTCTTTATGGTACTGGCTTCTTTTCTCAAACAGAAACAGACGGCACCTACAAGGAAGCTGGCATAGTTAGCGACGGATCCGCAGGAGCAGACACCGGCATTTTAGTTAGCCATGTAAATATTGATATTACAAAAACTGCCGTACAAAAATTAACACTAGACTTTGTAATAACGTTCACACCAGTATAAAAAATATATGGGAATAATACCAGAAAATAAAGTAGACGACGAGGAAGTAGGTTATACAGAAATGAACCTGCTACGTAATTTAGGTTTTATAGTTGATCTAAATGCCGGCGAAACAATAGCCGGAGCCACTTTGCCGGTACCTGTTTATATAGATGCGACTGAGAATGAATGGATGGCGTGTGATGCCAACGTTCTAACAAAGCTAGAATTTCTTGGCTTTGCTATAAGTAGTAGTACAAATGGCAATCCTATACAAGTACAAAAAACTGGCGTGGTTGGTGGCTTCACAGGGCTTACTATTGGCGACCCTTGCTACGTACAAGATGACGGAACAATAGGCCACTCAATGGGTACCTACGAAGTTTTAGTAGGCTATGCTGTTTCTGCTACACAAATTTTAATACAAAAAGGTAAGTGGGAATATATGGGCAGTGTTTCAGACACCGCCGATGCTATCACAGCACCAGCCGGAGCAAGATTTGCTATAATTCAATTAACTGGTGGTGGTATGGGTGGCTACAGTCTTGGTGGCCAAGTCACGCTAGCTAAAATTGGAGCAACAAGTGTGACCCTTTATTTTAACGCTTGGTCATTACAACACACTCAGCTTAGTGCTTCTTGGAGTGGCAATACAATAACACTATCCCACTCCGGCGATGGTACGACTAGCGTAGCCGGTACAGCTAATTTTTATAGATAAAACCATGGACTTATCAGTAGCATTACAAGTATTCACTCTAGCTGCTATGCTACTGACAGCATATAAGGTCTTTTTTAAACAGGGTGCAAAATCAGAATTGGCCGACCAAAAACAAAAGGGTGCAATGGATTTATTAAAAAGCCAACTAGACGCAGCTACTAAACAAAATTTAGAACTTATCCAACAGGCAACCAACCACATGCACACCCAGGACGAAAGTATAAAATCTAATATGCAGGCTATAAATAATTTGACAGTTCATATAGGAAAATTAGAAACAATAATTGACGAACGAATACCGAAAAAAACATAGTTCTTTAGTTGCCCCCGTTGCTGGGGAAAAGGGGGAGAGCATATACAAAACAGTGTGCTATAAACACTCCCCCCTCTACTTACTAAAATTAACAACACATATATGAAAAATAGAAACCACGGCTGCGTGCCGGAACTAGAAAGCGTACAAGACCCTAGAAACTACGATGCAGAGGCTATAATGGGCTCTGTGCTAGCTGAACAGCAAATAGACTATTCTAAGGTCAGGGGCGGCGTTGTATTCGATATAGAGGTAATTATGGCTTATATACAGCGTGTTGGTGTAAAGAAGTTTAGATCACGTACTTGGTCTATTGCCTACGCCCAGGAAATTATGGCCACCGAGAATGGCCGTTTTATAACCCCGAGTAAAAATCAGATAGGCATGGACAACTGCGTTTGGCAGGCTAAGGCTTTTTATGGCCAGGTGCTAAACTTTATTGAAACCGGCAAGTGGGTTGATCTTTCATCTATTTTTAAATTTTGGCAGTATGCCTTGGCTTATGGTACCTACATAGTACGGGCCTGCATCAGTGCAGTTAAGGACGGGTTTGCTTTAGAGGAAGACGTGCCTAGCTATAGATATTTTAAAACAGACGACGGTAGACAACACCCGGATATGGACAGTGCTTTTGCTCGAAACAGGAAGCATGAAAACGAAACTGTTTATAAAAAAGCTAAAGAGTACCAGGCTAAAGGCTACGCTAAAATTACTAGCAGGAACCTAGAACGTATTGCACAGATTAGTATTTTAAATTTTGGTTGTTTAGGTGGCTACTATGTAAACGGCATGTCCTTTAAAAATGTTTTAAAAAATATATTCCGGTTAACTAATAGCCCTAAGAGTGGTGGCCACTGTAATTACTTTGGTGGCAAAATTACTCTAGAACAGGGCAGGTTAACTATATGGTCTAAAGATAGCTACGACGGTTATAATGATCGGGACAAAACAAACGGCTGGCTAGGTCACCAAGAGGAAACCTTGAAAGGTGGCATGTACTTTAATTGGTACACAATTATTGATGCTAAAAATATTGGCGTAGTGGACGAGTTTAAAAAAGAAGTCGCACTGAAACAGTTGCTATTTATGAATGGTCGAAAAACAAAAGACGTTGGCAACACTGCGGTTATGTTTATTCGAGTAGAAAAAAACAAAGGTGCTAAGGGTCAGGCCTATCTTATTATAAGAGATAAGACCGGCAAAATTATAGGCTTTAAATATTTGCATGGTAGACCGTGTGATCTATTCGGCTATTTCGTAGAGAACGAATACCTAGTACCTATACCCGAGAGCCTTTGGGAAAAAATTAAATACGCTGAAATAAAATAATGTATAGTCGGCAGCAAAAAATAATTACTATTTTATTGATGCCCGGCTACGTAATATATTATATAGCTCTAATACTTAGAGATAACATAAAAAATTATTAACCATAAAAAGAAATGGAAAAAGAAATTATCGACATCATTACACTGCAAGAAGTATTGATAAAATCTGCATGGCTATTGCCCCTAGTAATTGGTTTAGTCGAAGTGCTAAAGCAGGCTGTTAGAGTTCCTGCAAGATTTCTACCTTTAACCTCTGTACTTATCGGGTTGGCGGTTGGCCTAATAGTCATACAGCTATCTGTGCTTGGTGGCATAGTAGGCGTAATTTTAGGACTTGGCGGAGTTGGTCTTTGGGAATTCGGCAAGACTACCATAGCAGGCAAATAACTGCTATAATAAAATAAGTCGGCTGTGTGTTGGAGTTGACTACTTACTTCGTGAGGAGTTGAAAGGAAGCGGGTAAAACCGCTTCTTTTTATTGTGGCAATTCTGTTTATAAGTAGTGTATAAATAGCTTTAGATTGGCTGAATAGTGCAACCAGTTGCACATATCCGCCCAACTGGATTGGCGGTAATGTGCAGTCTATCATTATCAGAGATTACGACATAGACTACTAATATATGTTTTTTTTATAAATAGTTATCCACAATTAGAGTATTGCTAAATAATTAGAAATGAATTATAATATATGTATAACTTATTAGCTAACAATTAAAGATAAAATTTATGTGTAAAAGAAAAAAAGTTTGTTTCAATTTCAAACACGAGGGTGAGGACGAAAACGGCGTGCCGGTTGGCAAATTAACTTGGAGTGATACCGGTAAGTCAGTATTAAAAAATGGTGTGTGGGCTAGGCTAAACGCAGTAAAAAAATTTGCAAGAACAAAAAGAATACAAGTAATAGAGTTTTAATTAAGTAATATAACAATAAATTTATGTGTGCTACAAAAAATTATTTCACAGGTGATTGGTCAAGAAAAAACCTTGAACTATTAGCTAACTACCACAACTGGCAAATTGGTGCAAAAATTGACACCAAGCTAGAAACAAAGGAATTAGAAAAAGCAATTTTAGAACACGGCAACATAGGCGACACCGAAGCCCGCAAGCTCTACGAAAATAAAAACTGGCTAGTGTACCTGTCAATCGACAGTGGCACAGAAGTAGTTAACCATATATGCAAAAATGAAATGGCTGAAAGTGAAGCCACAGAAATAAATTAGTATTTAATTAGTTTTTTTAACCAACACAATTATGGGTGAAGTAGAAAACACTACTATGGATATTTCCGTAGTCGAAAAAAAAGTTTTTGGTATGAACGAAACCGTCGAAAATACCAAAATAGAAAGTGAGAAAGACCTAAGCAAGGTAGCCGACACTATAAAAAATATTAAGGTGCTAGGCAAATTTGTGAAAGCAGAAAAAGAAAAGTTTACCAAACCTGCCCAGGAAATTATAAACAATGCCAGGGCAAAATTTCTACCGTTTAAGAAAGCCTGCAATGAAGCAGAAGCAAGTCTAAAGTCAAAAGTAAATATCTACATGACTGAGGTTGAAAGAGTACGCCAAGAAAAAGAAGATAAAATTGCCAAGCGTGCTGAAAAGGGAACCATAAAAGAGGAAACAGCCGTAAAGAAATTAGACGACCTAGGCGACACCAAAAAAACTGTTGACACCGGCACTAGCCAGGTGCAACAAAAGAAAATTAAAAAGGTGGAAATTGTTGATCGTGAAAAAATACCACACGAGTATTGGGTGGTCGACGAAGTAAAAGTTAGAAAGGTTGCCCTAGCCGGCGTGGAAATTCCAGGTGTGGTAGTCAAAGAGGAAACCACAATAGCTGTAAAATAATTATATGCTAATAACAGACAAAAGATTTTCTTATTTAGATTTATTAGCCATAGCAATTATTGGTTATATAATTCAAGTAATAGCGAAATAAATATATGTCTGATGCTGACATGTGGGAAACAATGCACGAGGAAAGCCAGGCAAAAAAAGCTAGCAATGAAAAGAACTCGCTAGCCATACTGAAAGCCAAGGGCATAGAAGTAAAAGTTTTAAATGCCGGTTCACGGCATTATAGAGTAGGTACGTTTGATTTTTGGCCAAGCACCGGAAAGTTTTATAACCAAAAGACTGGTCAAAAAGGACGTGGCGTATTCAATTTAATAAAATTACTAAAACAAAAATGAAAACATTTTTAAAAATTGTATTGATAGTTGGTGCTGTGGCATTATTTATTCATGCTATTAGCTATTCAGCTAACCGGCAAGAAAAAAAAGAATGTTATAACTGGCAGAACCAGGCTCAAATTTACCCTAGCTTCTACCTGCTAGAATGGCAAAAGCAACAATGCGACCACTGGGGCATTGACGTATTGCCTAAACCAGCCCCCCAGGAGCCCAAAAATGAGCCAGGTGAGGGTTTAGCTAGCTGGTACGACTATGACCTTAGAACTAGCGACCAACGCTGTTTAGAGGAAAACGAGCCGTGCCATAGCCAGGTGGCAACTACGTGTGCTTCCAGGGACTATCCCAGGGGGTCAGTATTAAAAGTAAGCTACCCGCAACCACTAGAAGCTGACGGGCTATTCCACCCATATTTTTATAAAGCTATAACCTGCCTAGTCAATGACTATGGCCCTGCCGATAAAAGCAGAATTATAGATTTAAGCAGTTATGCTTTTGGCATGCTGGCTGAACCAAGCCTAGGGCTTATAAGGGTTAAAGTAGAATTTTTAGAATAAATAATTATGGAAAAGAAAATAAAAGTATTGAGTTTATTTGACGGAATAAGTTGCGGGCAGGTAGCCCTAAATAGTTTGGGTTATGACGTAGAATATTACGCCAGCGAAATAGATAAACATGCTATTGAAATTACAAATAGAAATTACCCAGGCACCAAGCAACTTGGCGACGTTAAAAATATTAGCTACAAAGAACCATACCTATTTTATGGTAGTGGGCATAAACCAGTTTTTGAAGTTAAAGATATTGACTTGCTTATAGGCGGTAGCCCATGCCAGGGCTTTAGCTTTGCTGGTAAGCAGTTAAACTTTAATGACCCACGATCAGCATTATTCTTTGAGTTTGTACGGGTATTAAAAGAAGTAAAACCAAAATACTTTTTATTGGAAAATGTAAAAATGAAGCAAGAGTTTCAAGATATAATAAGCGAACACCTGGGCGTTAAACCAATAATTCTAAACAGCAATATTGTTTCGGCTCAAAATAGAAAACGGCTTTATTGGACTAACATACCAGTTATAGATTTGCCAAAAGACAGGGGGATAATGTTAAAAGATATTATTCACGAAAACCTTGACAACATGGGAATGAAAGATTTAGAAGACTATGTTGTGCCTTTTGACAAAACACTAAAAATTTTAGATAAAGAAGTGCAGAGGGGAAAGGTTGGTTATTTCAGAAAAGATAGCCAGGCAAATAGGGTTTATTATATTCATGACAAAGCTATTACATTAACCGGTGAGGCTGGCGGTGGTGCTGCCAAAATGGGACAATATTTGTTAGGGGTAGTCAATAAGAAAAGAGGAAATAATAAAGGTGGGCTAAGAAATAATGGTAAGAAGTCGCCAACTATATCTGCTAATTCATGGGAGCAAAATAACCATTTATTATTTGGCTGTTTAACTCCCGACAGGGTTGACCAAAGACAAAGAGGTCAAAGATTTTCAGAGGGAAATAAATTTTATACTTTAACCGGGCAAGATAAGCATGGCATATTAGTTGAGGGCTATATTAGAAAGCTAACACCTATTGAATGTGAACGACTACAAACATTGCCGGACAATTATACTGAGGGAATATCAAACCCCCAAAGATATAAAGCACTTGGCAATGGCTGGACAGTCGAAGTAATAAAACACATTTTAAAATATATAAAAAATTAAAAACAAATAAAATGGATTTAAATTTAGTACAAATTTGTGGCAGGCTAACAGCCAAGCCGGAACTGGTAAGTTTACCAAGTGGGAATGTTTTAACTAATATAACTTTAGTCACGAACCGAAGCTATAAAACCCCTAGTGGCGAAGTAGAAAAGCCGTCAACGTTTCATAAGGTAGTAGCGTTTGGCTCAATGGCAGAAGTTATGGTTAAATACATGAACAAAGGCGACGAGGTTTATATACAGGGTCGCATAAATAATAGAAGTTGGGACGCACCTGACGGCAGTAAACGTTATAGCACAGAGGTGGTTGCTGAAAAATTTGAGTTTGGGCGTAAGGCCAGGGCTAACCAAGGGCAGTAAACAGACCCCGAACCAATGTCAGACAAAGAACCTATAACTGATTTTGGTAGCGATGAAGAGCAGGAACAGGCAATAGAAGATTTAAAACTTTAATATAAATTTTATGCAAACAATGTTAAACCAAATTAGGCAGTGTGGTGAGTGTGGCGGACTAGGTAAAATTAAACAGGACAACGTGAAGCGTGAAGACCTAGAGCTATGCGATAAATGCAACGGCACAGGCATATTGTTAGAAGACAGGCTAGCAGAAATTGTGCATGAGTTTTGCCCCGAGATAAAAGAACGCCGGGGTGATCTAGCTAAAATGCTGGCTAAGGTTTTTGAACTATATAGCGGGAAGCTGGACGAAGTTTATAAAATGGGTATAGCAGACGGCAAAGCCCTTAACGAAAAAAAAGATGTTTAGAAAACAAAGAATAAATAAATACCCCAAGAATGTTTTTGACTACAAGGTGTTAGCCGAGGAAAGGCTAAGCCCCGACCAAATGGCTAAACGTTTTGGTACTAGCAAAGAAAAAGTTAACCTAGCTTATTTAATTAGCTGGGTAAAAACTAGGTTTGGTAAACTTAATATTCTTTTTCCACTCCCACTAAAGGACTATAAAAAATATAGGCTAACCAGGGACGATAAAGTTATTATTAAAAAGCAAATACAGGACAGTATTTTAAAGAAGCTGGAAGACCGGTTATGATAGACCTAGTTGTTTACAGAGCAGACGGCAAGGCACCCAGGCACCGCATAAATTTTTGGTGGTACCATGCACACAAATGGTTGCATGAAGTAGAAGCAACCTTTAAAGAAAAAACCACAGAAATGGACTATATTGACGTGCAGGTTTATACCTGGCAAGACATGCCCGTTGATTACGGCGAATTTAAAACCTTTGCAGAAGCCCACGAATTTTTAAAAGCAGTTTTAGCCAAGGCAAAAGCCGGCGGGTACCCAGGGGCATATTGTCCACAGTAGGGTATTGCTAAATAATTAGAAATGATATATAATACAACCATGGAAAAAGCAGACAAAAACTTAATACAAGTCGTTAAAAACAAACTTTGGAAGTTTGGTTATAGCGTAAGGGACGTGTCAGACATTGATGTGCCATACGACATTTTGGTTGACAACAAACACAGGGTAAAAATAGGCAGTGAAAAACCAAGTGTACTGCCAAGTAAGGTCGATGTTTATGCCCTAGTAAAGAAAAGCGAAGTAGTATATTTTGTAAAACCAAAAGCAGGTTTGGCGGAACACACGTCGCCCTATGCCGTTTTTGGTAAAAAATAGTTTATTAGTTTAAATAAAAAATCTTATGCAAGACAACACAAAAAACACAATGATTGGTTCCGCACCAAAGAAAAAAGACGGGGAAAAACCAGTCGCTAAAAAAAAAGAGAAACCAGGCAAGGTCAAAGAAGAGAAGCCAGCAAAAGAAGTTAAAGAGAAAAAGCAGGCTATACAAATAGTCGAGAAACACCTAACTAGCAATGATGCTGAGGACGCTTTCAAGAAAATGACCAAGCCACAAATAGAGCTTATAAAGTCAACGCTAGCCAAAGGTGCTACCGATGATGAATTGAAGCTCTTTTTAAATGTTTGCGTTGGTGCTAGACTCAATCCGTTTTTACGCCAGGTTCATTTTGTAAAGCGTTGGGACAGCAAACAGGGCAAGGAAGTTGGGCAAATACAGGTAGGCATTGACGGCTTCCGGGCTATTGCTGAGGGTGGCGGTCAATATGCTGGTAGTGATGATCCAATAATTGAAATGGACGAGAACACTAAGCTGCCAATAAAAGCTACCGTCACTGTTTACAAACTAATGGAAAACGGGGAACGCTACCCTTTCACAGCGACAGCCCACTGGGTTGAATATTGCCCAGCAGATAAAATGGCTTTTATGTGGAAAAAAATGCCTAAGGGGCAAATTGGTAAGTGTGCCGAAGCACTGGCATTACGCAAGGGCTTCCCTAAATTGCTAAGCGGTTTATATGCACCCGAGGAATTAGAAAAGGTTGACGATAAGCCAGCCGAAACTATGCTTGATAAAGCTACCAATGCCATAGGCAAATTACCTGCTGAAAAACTACCCGAGCTAAAAGAAAAAATAGAGGGTTCTAAAAAGTATAGCCAGGACGACAAAGACAAATTACTTAAACAAATTGACGAAAGGTTAAATGCTAACACCTAGACCATATCTTAGCTGGACACAGCTTGACTTATTTGAGAAGTCGCCGGAACGCTATAAAAAAACCTACCTAGAGGGCGAGGCTATACCAATAAATCGTGGTATGGCCCTGGGCAAGGAAATTGCTGATGCACTAGAAACCGGCGAAGCCACAGGCGACCTTATGAAAGATGTCGTTATAGCCAAGTTTGAAAAACTAGACCAAATGGACTGGGACTATAAAGCAACTATTACTGTTGATAAATTAGAAATTCCCCTGTTCTCTCGAATAGATACAGCTTCCAAAGACGGCAGGAAGTTTAAAGAATACAAAACAGGCATTACTAAATGGAACCCGGACAAAGTAAATTTGCATGGTCAAATAACATTTTACGCAGTGGTGCTTTATGCCTTAACCGGAAAAATACCGGAAGATATAGAGTTAGCCTGGGCAGTTAGCGAAGCCGACGAGTTTGGCGTGCCACACCTAACTGGCGAAGTAAGAGTTTTTAAAACAAACCGAAGCCTGGCAGACATTTTGAAAATGAAAATCAGAATGAGAAATGCCTGGCAAGGTATAAATAAATTAGTTGAAAAGGAGATAGGTTTATGAAAACACAACACGAAAAAATAATAGCTACCATGGCAA